GGCGGCCCCCCTGGATAGGGTCAGTACAGGTGCGTACTGGGGGGACTGAAGATTGCGCAGAATCTTTTTCACACTCACAACATTCATTTCTTCATAATTCACTTTTAACACTTTCAGGTGTATCTCACGGCGGAGCCAAACACAAATTCATCGGCACAATTAGGAACCTTGCATACAAAAGCAGAAGGTTTAATCATAACGATTATATAGGAGGAGTCTTATGGACTTGCCCTCAGATATTGAATGGATGGACGACGTAAAACGGACTTTAAGTTCGTGGTAATCGGTGGAAATACCCTATGCTAGTAGTAGCTAGGAGGTATATTTCGCCTTTGTGAACAATAACGGAAACGTTAGTTGTAGTGCGGTGTGTAATCAGCCAATGTTATGGAACAAAGGTCGATCGTTGATGTTATGTATCGTGGGAAATTTTCCTTGTACATATGGTTCGGGCGGATTAGTTACTTTCCGCGCACGAGACCAGACACGTCTGCAAGACTGTTGGTAGTGCTTCAAAGCATTATCATCATGGACATCATTCATAAACTGTTTGATGTCTTTCAGACGGAAGAGTGCCTCAACACACGCCTTCCCCCGGATGGTCGACAAAGACGACATTCCAGGTGTTTGCTCGAAATCAGTTGCTACGTTAGCAATTGAAGTCGGGAAACGCTTTGTGGCATACTCCCAAAACTTCCAATCAACATCGGCGGGTCGCGGAGGCATTTTGAATCTCTTGGGATTTTCAAAAATGAGACGCGCGAAACGCAGATCTGAATTGGATGAAGTATACCTTCCAACTGCAGGGAGCCCTAGTCCCCCCATATTTTCAGGAATAAAATATGGTAAATCGATTTTAATTTTATCTCGATTCAGGTGTAGAAATTGACCCATCACTCGTTCACGTAAAAACGAGGGACAGGCGTCGATGAGGGCATGAGCCCGAGCACCGAATGTTAAGTTATCACGATCCACCTCTGTTGAATCAATGGTACCTCCACTTCTCTTAAGAGAGTAGAGTAAACCAACGTTCACGTACTTCACAAGTTCAAAACAAATAACCCTGGTAGAAATAACAGGTTTATCTTTAATTACTCGTTCAATACGAAACGCCTCCCAACCCCCAACACCAGTTTCCCGGTTATAAGGGTGAAAGTTGTAAGTGGTAGAGTTAATATTCAAAAATTGTCTAGAATAATAAACTTTACCAACAGAAGGGTGCAGTCCTACTGCAGCACCGATAACTTTCCAAATTTTTCTTCCTTCCACCGTGGTCTTCATTAATCCATCATCACCATTGACAGCGATACCAACATCCCTCAATGTGTACCGCCGTTGGTCTGTCATTTCCTTGGTCATGCGCAAAATAGCCGCATTAATAACACAAAGAATAATGAATGATAGAATTCCACCCATAAGCTGACCGTTTTCCTGAAAGGCCTCAAGATCACCGAATTCAATAATATGACCAGTCAAAGAACGAATTGCCATTTTACGTTCGACATCAGGAAGATTTAAAATCTTCGCGATTTCGTACATAGCACATTCTGAAGCCCACCCCTGAATAAGATTAGTCGCATCGCGATAATCCACAGAGAGGAAAGCCTCATCGTCCTTTAACGTCGCACCTATAATCTCCTGTAAAATTTCAGAAGAAACCGGCTCTCCCGTTAAACGGAAAGTCGGATGTGAACTCAATTTGCGCCAAAGCGCCTTCTGCAACGGTTTTAAAGCCGTATAAAGAAGTCCCGGACCTTTAGAAATAACCCTCGTCTTCAATGCTTCTGCAAGAGCTAGAAGTTTAACACGTGGCGCCTCATAATGGAGCGCACGATAACAAATACGATTATAAAGTTCTATAAAACGTACATTGAGAGGAGAATAATCTACAGTCAACAACACTTGTTCCGTACTACGGAGATTGAAAACATTACGTTCAACCTCCTGTTCGAAACTTTCCTTACCCACCAACACTTTATCCAGCAATATGAGATCCTCGTCTGTCATCAAACCATCCAACAAGTCACTATGTTCACCAAGAAGTTGACCAATAACACCGCCTTTCGACCGTGAATTGATGTAACTCGCAGAGGTAGAAGGCACAAAAGCCCTCGTTCGATCTTCATCCGTATATACCATGCCACCAAAGGTGTCATTACACATACGTCGAATCTCCCCCTCAATGCGGTCACGAGAAACAATCTTACTTACTTTCAGATCATTTTCCACACCCCAAGGTTCCAACATGACCGTCACAGTCGGCTTCGGAATAGTCGTTAACGTCTTGAAGGTCTTCTCTTCGGCTTCACGTAGCATGGCGTCATCAGGTCGAGGCATCCCCTTCTTCAAATATTGAATAGTCGTATAATAGACTTCAAATATTGAAGGAGAGTCACGCTCTAACTTCTGAACCCATCGCATAGCGCGACCACCGACGAGGACCAACGGCCTGTCCACAACATCCCAAATCGACTCCGGACGTTCGTCTTGCATCTTGACAGCCGCGTAATACGCTGCCATCTTATGCTTCACAAATGCCATAGGATGAGACTCACTCATCATACAACAATAAATCCAATGGTCTACGGTTTTCTTAACTGAAAACCCCGTATCCTTGAACCCAAACATTCTCATATTCGCCACCACCACCTCCACACACTCCCGCACAAAATTCTTCTCAATGTCCGTTAACAATCTAAAACTATTAACCATACCGACGAAGATTAGAGAGACTTATAAGCAAAATAAGTCGAGGGCTCTACTATCACCCTAAGTGAAAACACGCGTGACTGTTATTAACAGTTGCGTTCTTTCGTACAAATTGCTTTGTACCGG